GTCGAGGCCACGACGGCGGCCTCGACTGCCACCACCAAGGCTGGTGAGGCGTCGTCAAGCGCGAACTCGGCTGCAGGCTCGGCCTCCACCGCCACCACCAAGGCCAGCGAGGCCAGCGCCAGTGCAGCCTCTGCCGCCGACTCAGCGTCGACGGCGACCGCCAAGGCGAGCGAGGCATCTGCCAGCGCCACGGCCGCCGCGGGATCGGCGACCACGGCCAGCACCAAGGCCTCGGAGGCAAGCGCCAGCGCAACGTCTGCTGCTGGATCAGCGTCGACCGCCAGCACCAAGGCCGGTGAGGCGTCGGCCAGCGCCACGGCTGCCGCTGGGTCGGCCAGCACGGCCACGAACAAGGCCAGCGAGGCGTCCGCAAGCGCAACTTCGGCCGCCGGGTCGGCCAGCACGGCCACCACCAAGGCCAACGAAGCCGCAGCCAGTGCGGCCAGCGCTTCCAACATCCTGGACAGCTTCGACGACCGCTACCTTGGCGCCAAGTCGTCCGATCCGGTCTCGGACAACGACGGCCAGCCGCTGGTTGTCGGCGCCATGTACTGGAACACCACCTCGAGCCAGATGCGGATCTGGACGGGCTCGCAGTGGTCAATCGGCTACGTGCCCACGGCCCAGCCGATTCAGATGAACCCCAACACCATCCGCGCGCCCGTCACCGTGCCGGCTGGCTACAACGCCACGTCCGCCGGGCCGATCACCATCGCTGACGGCACCACCGTCACCGTCGAAAACACCGCCGTCTGGAGCATCCAATGAGCACTCTCGTCATCCGAAACATCCAAACCCCGGACAACAGCCCGGTCGCATTCCCCTATGGCATCAAGATCGGAAGCGCCAGCGGCAGCCCGATCAACAACATCGGCGTGCCCGGCCAGCAAGGCTTCGGCGTGGGCATCGCGCCCGAGCTGCCCACGGGCTTTGCCAAGCTCTACGGCACCGAAGACCCGGCCAGCGAGAACTACGGCAACTACATCTACACCGACGGCTCGGTCATGGTCTACGTGCCGGCCTTCTTCTACAAGTACGGCACCGGCAGCAACGGCCTGGCCGTCAACGCGGTCGACGTCAAGCCCTTCGCGCAGTTCGCCACCGTGGCCGACGCCAACGCGGCCGGGTACGCGCTGCACCGGGCGTTCTACAACGGCGGCGCCATCCGGCAAGGCTTCTTCGTCGACAAGTACCTCTGCAGCAACAACGGCGGCACGGCATCAAGCCTCAAAAACGGCATCGCGCTGAGCTCCGCGCAGCGCGGCTCGCTGTCGACGGCCACCTTCGCGTCCCTGACCGGCACGCCCGCCAACACGCTGGCCGGCGCCATCGCGGCGGCCAAGACTCGCGGCACGCGGTTTCATGTCAACACCCGCTTCATCCGCGCGGCCCTGGCGCTGCTGGCCAACGCGCACGGCGCGGCGTCCACCAGCACCACCTGGTGCGCTTGGTACTCCGCCGGCGCGACCAACTTCCCCAAGGGCTGCAACAACAACGGCCTGGGCGACACGAACGACGCCGCCATCCTCTACGTCTCCGACGGTAACGGCACCTACGCCTGCGGCAAGACCGGCTCGGCCAACATCCTGGCCCGCACCACGCACAACGGACAGACCTGCGGCGTGGCTGACCTCAACGGCCTGCTGTGGGAAGTGGAGCTTGGGCTGACCAGCAACGGCACCGATTTCTTCGTACTCAAGACCGGCATCGACGTGGGCACGATCACGGGCGGCAACTCTGGCGCCACCGACGCCTGGGGCGCCACTGGCCTGGCGGCGATGTACGACAACATCGGCGCCACCTACGAGAGCCTCACCGCGTCGGCCAGCAACAAGACCTTCGGCGCCGCCGCGCAAGTGCTGAGCGCCGCCACCAGCGGCACGGCCTGGGCGCTCGCCGGCCTCGGCATCCCCATCGTCGGCGGCACGGGAGGCAGCAACCAGTTCGGCAGCGACTACCTGTACGACAACCGACCCAATGAGCTCTGCCCGGTCTCCGGTGGCCACTGGAGCAACGCGGGCAATGCCGGCGTGTGGGCCTTGCTTCTCAACGACGCCCGCGGTACCTCGGCCGGCCACATCGGGTTCCGCGCCGCCTCTTACCTGTAACTCTGGGCCCCGAGCGAAAGCGACAGGGCCAGGACCATGGGACACCACACCCGAAGCATCCACGCCGAAGCCGGACTGCACCGCAAGCTGATTCTGTTTGCCGTGCAGCTGGAGACGTACCTGGCGCACTTCCCGGCGTGCCACAAGTACACGCTGACGCAGGAGATCCGCCAGGCGTGGCTGGATGTCTACAACCTGGTCACCGAGGCCCAGAAGCGCTACCACAAGCGCACCTCGCTGGCGCAGCTCGACGTGCGCCACGAGCAGCTGCGCATGATGCTCATCCTGGCCCACGAGCTGGGCCTGTTCGACTTCTCACGCGGAAAGCGCGACCCGGAAGCGCCGGGCGAGCACCGCTATCTGGTCATCCTTCGCCTGGTCGACGAGCTGGGCAAGATGATCGGTGGCTGGATGCGTGCGGAGTTCGCCGGCGCCGCCCAGACGCCAAACACCGACCGCCAGGCCACGCCGCCGGCGGTCTCCGAGTCCAAAGGGCAGGCCGAGCCTGCCCTGGATGCGGTGGGGGCTTGACATGCTCTGCCCGGTCTCCGGTGGCAACTGGAACAACGCGGGCAATGCCGGCGTGTGGGCCTTGAATCTCAACAACGACCGCGGTAACTCGAACAACAACATCGGGTTCCGCGCCGACTCTGAGCCTGGCATGCCTCATGCGGCAATGGCCGACCGGCACAGAGGGAGCCCCTGTCGCGGCTTGCGCCGAAATCTTCCGCCTGCCCGCCCTTTGGTAGCCCACGCCGGCCCGGTTGCCGGCCAAGCGAAGACTGGCGGCATGGCACCCTGGAGGCGCGCATGAAGCGCCACGGCCAGCTTTTTGACCGCATCGTCACCGAGGAATCGCTGCTGGCGGCCTACCGCCGCGCCAGAGAGGGCAAGCGCAACCATCGCGGCGCCTTCCTGTTCGCGCGCAACCTCGGCACGCACATCGCCGCGCTGCTCAAGGAGCTGCGCAGCGGCACCTACGCGCCCCAGCCCTGCAATTCATTTTGGGTGCGGGATGGCCGCAAGCCGCGGCTGATCGAGGCGCCGTCCTTCCGCGACCTGGTGGTGCAGCACGCCGTCTACGCCGTCGTCGGTCCGCTCTTTGAGCAACGCTACATCGCCACGAGCTTCGCCTGTCGCGTTGGCCTGGGCACGCACGTCGGCGCCGACTGGCTGCAGGCCGCCATGCGCCGCGCGCCGCGCGCCGCCTGGGTGCTGCATGTGGACGTGCGCAAGTTCTTCTACAGCGTCGACCGCGACGTCCTGGCCCAGCTTGTCCGCCAGGTCATCAAGTGCCCCGAGACGCTGCGCCTGCTCGACCTGTTTGCCGAGCGCCCGTCGCCCACCGGCATCCCGATCGGCAACCTGATGTCGCAGACCTTCGCCAATCTGTACCTCAACAGCCTGGACCACTACGCCAAGCGCACCCTGAAAGCCAAGGACTACGGCCGCTACATGGACGACGCCGTCATGCTGGCGCCGGACCGAGCCACGGCGCAGCGCTGGCTGGCCGGCATCCGGCAGCACCTGGCGCTGATCGGCCTGGAGATCAGCCACTACACGATGCAGCCGATGCGCCGCGGCCTGAACTGGGTCGGCTACCGCACCTGGGCGCGCGCCCGGTTCGTCCGGCCACACCTCATCCAGTCGGTCCGCCAAGACGCCAGGGCAGGCCGCATGGATTCTCTGGTCTCGCGCCTGGGCCACGCCCGGTACACGGCCTCCCACCGACCCCTCATCCAGTACCTCACGGAGCACCACCATGACCTCGCTCGTCGCCTACCGGAAAGTCATCGACGCCATCACCACGCACACGCTGCGCCTGCCGCAAGCTGAAGGCGCCCGCCAGGCGGGCCAGGAGCTCGCCACGCTGGCCGATGGCCGCACCATCGTTGCGCTGGAGGCAGGAGCCACGCTGCCTGACGATCAGCCGCCTGCAATCGCCGCCAGCATCGAGATGCTGTCGAGCCCGCTGCCCGCGCCGTTGCGCGCCGAGATACGCGCTGCAAGCCCGCAATGCCGGCTGATCGACGCTCAGATGATCGAGCAGATCCGCTCCATGTATACGCAAGACGACGAGATGTACCTGGCGCGCATCGGCGTGGGAGCGGCGCTTGGCACCTACACCCCATCTGAATCGGAGCTTGCCACGCTGCGCGACTACCAGGCGTGGGTGGAGGGCGTGCGCGAGTGGGGCCGCGCGCAACGCGCCGCGCTCGGGGTCTAGGCCGTGATCTACCCCGTCCGGATTCTTGTCGCCCTCGACCAGCTTGCCACCGCGCTGCTGGGCGGCTGGCCCGACGAAACGCTTTCCAGCTACGCCTGGCGCCTGGAGCAGCAGGGCAAGCTGGCCGGGCGCATCTTTCGCCCGCTGATCGACTGGCTCTTCCTTTGGGAAAGCCCGCACCACTGCGAGCGCGCCGCGGCCTACGAGCGCCTGCGCCTGCAGATCCACCCCGACCTGAGGTAGCCCCACCATGAGCACCGAAGCCGCCCAGCAAGCCGCCAGCCACACCCTCGACGCCGCCGTCGCCGGGGTGGCCAGCAAGACCACTTACGCGGGCGCCGGCATGACCGTGGGGGGCTGGCTGCTCTCATCCGAGTTCGCCGTGCTGTTCGGCATGATCCTCGGCGCGGCCAGCTTCGCCGTCCAGTGGTACTACAAGCACCGCGACGACAAGCGCAAGGCCGCCGAGCATGCCGCCCGCATGGGGATGTACCAGTGAGCATGCCCCGCGCCGCGCGTATAGCCGTAGCCGCGCTCAGCCTGAGCGCCGCCGGCCTCGTCGGCCTGGTGGCCAGCGAGGGCTACACCGACCGCGCCGTCATCCCGGTGCGGGGCGACAGGCCAACCATCGGCTTTGGCACCACCTACCGCGACGACGGCACCCCGGTCCAGCCCGGAGACCGCACCGAGCCCGTCGCCGCGCTGCGCCGTGCCGTGGCCCACCTCGAAGGCGACCAGGCCGCACTGCGCCGCTGCATGGATGGCGCCACCATGACGCAAGGCGAGTGGGATGTGCTGGTGGACCACAGCTATCAGTACGGCCCCAGGAAAACCTGCACCAGCACCGTGGCCCGTCTCACGCGAGAGGGCCAGTACACCCAAGCCTGCGAGTCCTACCTGGCGTGGCACTACGCCTTTGGCCGCGACTGCCGCGTGCGCGCCAATGACTGCTACGGGGTTTGGACGCGAGCCCAGGAGCGCCGCGCTCGATGCTTGCAGGCCGGTGATGGGGTGGCCCAGTGATCGCCCTGCGCGCCGCGCTGATCGTTGCCCTTGCCGCGCTGCTCGTGGGCGCCGGCTGGTGGGGCCGCGGCGTCGTCGCCCAGCGCGACCTCGCCACCCAGGCCGCAGCCATCGCCGCCGAGCGCCAGGCCATGGCCACCGCCTCCCAGGCTGCCAGCGAGCTCGCCCGGGCCGCCGAGCGCGCCGCCGAAGACCGCATCCACCAGATCGCCACAGAAGCCAATGACGCCATCCGCTCTGCCTATCAAGACGCTGCTGCTGCTGACCGTGTTGCTGGCCAGCTGCGAGACCACATCGCCCGCCTTGCCGCCCAGTGGGCCGCAGGTGCCGCCGCCGAAGATCCCGAATCTGCCGCCGCAGGCCCGCCAGCCGCAGGCCCCGGCCTGGTGCTCGCCGAGCTGTTCGGCCGGGCTGACGACCGCGCGGGAGAGCTGGCTGCGTTCGCTGACCAAGCTCACGCCGCCGGCCTCGCCTGCCAGCGGGCCTACGAATCCCTGAGCCGACGACGCTAGCCACCATGACCAAGCGCGCCAAACGACAGCCACTGCCCGACATCGGATGCCACAACTGCCGCCACTGGCGCGAAGACCCGGAGAC